GCTCAATCTCAACAGCCAGTTCTAAGCCGTTTTCGTTTTGCGTCGTCGTCGTGCGTCGCGTGTTAGTGATAATGCAATTGTTATATGTGCCTTTGGACGTTGACAGAACAATGATTTCTTTAGTGCGCTGTATGCGGCGAATTTCCTCTAGCACGCTGCTTGATCGTGTAGTCGCTTGCCCCGCCGCGTATCCTGCGTTAGCGATTGACGCGCCCAGCCCTGCGAGCGCAGCAATGTTACCAGGGAGCCTGCGAGCGATAGCGCCCACGCCGACCGACGCCGCGCCACCGATGATAGTCTGCAGTGCGCCCTCGGGCAGACCGATGTTAGTGAGGCTATCAAACACGCTCGATTGTGACGCCTGCGCAGCAAGTGCGCGTGCCGGGTTATCGCTGACAGCCACCAGCATCGTAAAGCGCTGGTTGCGGTTGACAGCATGGTCATTACCCTCAACTCCCGATTCAATCGGGTATCGGGTAACGTCCGTCTGTAGCTCGTCCGACTCCTCTAGCAGAGCGTCAAAATATAGCCCGCCAATGTTAGGTCGCTGCTTTGAAAAAATCGCTGTAATAGGCATTTTTACACCACGCTAGATCGGTAATCATCAGCAGCGCGCTCGGAGTGCTGTCGTAAGCGGCGGTCTACTGCCATCGCTACCATTTGCCGATCTCCTGCGCCGTCAATCTGTATTGTAACAGACTGGCTAACGCTTGCCTGTGGATTGCCAGAAGATGCCTTCTCTAGCGCGCTATTAAATTTTGGCGCGTAGTCTAGCGCCTGCTGTGCAGCAAAAGCTTGCCTTTGCGTTCCAGATAGCAGGTCTTGCCTGGCACCTTCCTGCCATTCCCTATCATTCTGTGTCCAGCGC